TAGTTCCCTAGGCGTGATAGTAAGAGGCTGACTGGTTAGGTGAGCGCCCGAGGCTGACTGGTTAGGTGAGCGCCCGAGGCTGACTGGTTAGGTGAGCGCCCGAGGCTGACTGGTTAGGTGAGCGCCTTAACCTGAGTTAGCGGCGCTGACCTGCTAGCACGAGTGCTAGCAGCTTTTTGCTGCAGTTGTCAAGCGCCCAAAAACAAAAAAGGCCAGACCGTCCGGCCTGACCTGTTAGCACGGATGTGCTAACAGCTTTTTTAGGGCGCGTCAACCCCTAACCAAAGTTAGCGATTTAGTGGTAAAGTTAGCGCGTAATATTATTGCGCTAACTTTAGTAACGCTTAGTTATCAACGACTTAACCCCCTAAAGTTAGAAGTAAGCGTTTTTCAGAAATTGAGAGGGGAGAATTGAGTTTTTAGACAGTGGGAGCACGCCCTCGCTGATGCACCACCACACTGTCAAAAATGGGAGCAGCCTCTCCAGAACGCTCTTACTTACTTACTTTCAAACTTTATATATATATATATCCCTTACAATCCTGCATTTCTGCGGCTTTCCGGGTGCCTCCCTAAAGTTAGCGTTTTCAAAACCGGACTCTTACTTTACCCCAGTTTCCTTACTTTCCCCCTCGTTCATAAAAGGTATACTCCAACCTGAACGAACCCCCTCCATTTGACATAAGCCATTAGATGTGCTACATTAATAACACTGGGAAAGCAGCTGCTCCCCAGCGCCCCGCGCCCGTGCGCGTGCGGGTCTTAACCAGAGTTAAGGAGCAACGACCATGACGACCGATACCGAGTGCAAATACTGCGTCAGTGAAGCTGACTACCGCGTCAAGAAGATCGCGCACGCCAACCGCCTTGCACGCTTCGCGCAAGCTGAACTGAACCATACCCGCGACTGCCTCCGCGCAGGAATGCCTACTGACGTAGTGCTCGACGGAATCGACGAGACTTTGCGACTGCTCACCAAGCTGCTCGCCCACTGCACCAACTAATTACCAACCAAGGAGCAAACACCATGACCACTTTGACCATCCACGCACCGCGCCATTACATCTGCCTGCGTCGTGCCTCCCAGTCCCTGCTCGCTGCACTCCAGCGCGAGCACGCGTCGATCATCAACAACCTCACCAACAAGAAGGATGCCTAACCATGGTTAAGCTTTTGCATTGGTGCGCGCTGCGCATTTCGTCCCTCGCCTACCTCGTCGTGCGCCTCGGCGATCACCTCTGGGAGATCGGTGGTAACCTCGAACTGTGGTGCGATGAGAAGCACTGGGCCAAGTTGTCTAAGCGCGTAGCCAAGCAACACCCGATCAAGGGTGAAGCCATCAAGGCATGGCTGGCAGTGCCAGTCCCACCACTCGACTATACGTTTGACCCAGACAAGCCGATCATCACCATGCTTGACGAATGGGAGGACAAGTGATGCGCTTTGACGAAGCCCAAGCCCTCAAACCGGGCACACTGCTAGCCGTCAGGGATGACGTGCTGGACGACGACCCGGAAGACAATGAACACTACGCCTTGCGCGACGTGGTTGCCACACACGGCTACCTCTATCGGTTCACCCATCTACTCGAAAACGATCACTACCCAGTCCAAGCCACATCGCTGGTGACGGGTAAACACATGGAGTTCTTCCTTAACGAAGTAGATGCAGCGGAGGAGGGAGAAGGGAAGGAGTTAACGCCATGACCATGCACTTCTGCGCTAACTGCGGTTATGGGATCGGTGACGGGCGCGCAGCCTTGGGTTATCGCACGTGCCTTGCCTGCGGCGACCGCGAAGCGCGAAGCAGACGCCGGGTAGTCGCCCCCCTCAACAAGAGCAACTACGTCCTTATAACCAACCCCGAGGACCTCAAGCAACTGAACCCCAAGCGAGTAGGAGAGTGAAATGAGCGACGACCTGATTTTGAGTATGCCGCACCATGCGGGCAAGGTTGTGGAGTCCGTCCATGTGTGGGGCGACCTTGCACACTACGAGCGTAGGAAGGGTGACGACGAGGGGCTCGACCGCATCGTGGTTACGTTCACTGATGGCACCCGTGTCGTTGCGTCCTACTGGTCAAGCGAGATGGGTGGTTTGACCATCGACGAGGGAGAAGACGATGCGTAGCTGGCTAGCATACAAGCTGATGTGCTGGGCGCTGTGGTGTGACCACGACCGCACTATGATGATGGCTATCGCCCTGTCAGCCGAGAGTGCAAGGCGTGACCTCGAAGCGCGGGGGCTTCACCTCGTCCCCGACGAGAACGGTGTCCCTACCATCCAGCCCATCAACACTAAACCAACCACAATGCACTAGGAGTAAGCCATGACTGAGGAAGAACTGTTCATTGAGTTGGAGGCACTCGAAGCAGCCGAGCGTGCCATCAAGGCGCAGCGTAGGGAGTTGGAGGACAAGTGCTACGCCTTCGGCAAGAGGATCGGCTACGGTGGGCGGTTCCGCATCGACCACCTACGCATCAACTACAACATGTATAAAGCCAAGAAGGAGCAAGCAGCATGACTACACTTATCATCGGAGGCAAGGACCGCAGCGACTACCGCGCTATGAGCACACGCGAGCTGATCGAGGAGGCCAAGTATACCCCCAGCATCGAGCTGTGCATCGTGCTGGCCGAGCGCCTCGATGAGGCTGAGCGTAACCGGCGTTACGCCCGGTGCGAAGAGTGCGACCGCTACATCAACACTAACCCATAAGGAGCAAAGACCATGGCACTAGGATGGAACACACTGCGCAGCCTGCCCCGGCTACGCACTTACAAGGATGCCTACGAGCGTGAGGTCAACACCAAGCCCATCAAGGGCGACGACCGAAACCCCAAGCCCATCGCGCAGCGCAGTATGAAGTGGCGGCATATCCGCAAAGCGGACGATGCTACTATCAGCATCCACGAGACCTTGCAGGGCGGCTACCTGCCGATTTTAACTTTCAACCCTGACAACACGGTGCTCGTGCGTCCGTCTGGCTTTTGGAACAAGGCGACAAGCCACGACATGATCCGGGAAATCCTTGGTATCAGGATATGGACCGAGGCGGGTGACTCATGGGTGCAGTGTCGAGGCGGGACTTACCGACTGCGTCCGCAGCCGAAGGCTCAGTGGAACCGGGACAAGAACGAGTACGACGACCCCGAGATTACGTCCGAGCACGACAACCTGTTCATCTGGGTGCCGAACGAGACGATGCGCTACCCGTCTGGTGAGTGGGTGTTCGTCAACCCTGAGGATCGGGTAACTCACGTTATCGACCGCAAGGGTGCGCGAGAAGTGCGCGAGCGCTACGCTGACTACCTGCGCTACGCGTCGGCCATGTTCAAGCTGCGTCGGGACAACCGGCCTGAGTTCGATGAGTATGTGGAAGCGTTCCAGATGGATAAGACCGTATTTACCGCTCACGGCACCTATAAGCCTTGGTGGCTGCTGCCTAGCAACCCGCTGGAGCGAGGGTTCAGCCATGAGGACGCAGCTAACCTGTGCGCGCTGATGCAGTCCGAGGTGCCTGAATGTCAGTACAAGGCCTACCTGTGGCTGACCGCGCGCAACTGGGGAGGCCTCAACGACGTGCTCAAGGCCATCGACCACTGCCTCCTCATGCACCACCACGCCAAGATGCTGAAGGTCAAGCGGCACGAGCTGGGGGCCAAGGCCCTCGACCGCTACAAGTGGGCGATCCCGGCGTAAGCCAGATCGCTTGACATAGCGCTATTAATGTGCTACAGTATATGCACAATGAGAAGAGCGGCCCGAGCCGCCAAGCGTCAACCATAACCAACCGCTAACTCAAGTTAACAACCTAGGAGCAATCATACCATGAGCACCATTAACTTTGGCACCACTGTGTCCCTCGACGAAGCCGCGACCTTGGTTCGCACTTGCCAGCACAATCGGTTCTTCCTGCGCGGTGAGCCGGGTATCGGCAAGTCCAGCCTGATGGGTGCGTTCGAGCGTCACTTCGGCGGTGCCTACGCCTATGCCTACTTCGACTGTGCGCAGAAGGACCTTGGCGATATCGCCATGCCGAGCATCAACCGTGAGGAGCGGGTCACCGAGTACTTCCCCAATGCCGTGCTGCAGCTGCAGACTGGTAAGCCCGTAATCATCATGCTCGATGAGTTCACCAAGGCACCGCAGCCCGTGCAGAACATGCTGCATCCGTTGCTTGAGGCGCGCAACCCGCGTCTGGGTGACATCGCTCTGCCCGAGGGGTCCATCGTGTTCCTGACAGGCAACATGGCATCGGACGGTGTGGGCGATAACATCAAGGCTCACACGCTCAACCGCGTAACTACGGTTACGGTGCGCAAGCCGAGCGCCGACGAGTGGCTGGCGTGGGCGCTCAATAACGGCGTTGACCCTGTGGTCATGGCGTGGGTGGATCGCTTCCCGCATGTGATGGACAGCTACATGGACGGGGACCAGAGCAGCAACCCGTACATCTACAACCCCAAGAAGCAGCAAGGTTCGTTCGTTAGCCCTCGCTCACTGCAGCTGGTTAGCAACGTGCTCGAGCAGCGTGAGCACAACACGGCCAACGCTACGCTGGCTGCGATGATCGGTACCATCGGTGAGTCCGGTGCACGTGATCTGAATGCCTTCGTCGAGTATCAGGACCAGCTGCCTACGTGGGAAGCTGTCATCACTAACCCCAAGACGGCCAAGCTGCCTGACTCACCGGGTGCCTGTGCGGTTATGGTGTTCGGTGGTGTGACGCGTGTCGATGCTACTTCTATCACGCCGTTCATGGACTACATCGAGCGCATGGAGCCCGAGTGGCAGGCTGCCTTCGCTATCAACCTGTCCAAGAACCCCATCAAGCAGGGCGTGGCGTTCAAGTCGGTCAAGTTCCGTGACTGGTGCTACGCCAACGAGGACATTCTGTGAGCGGGTTGAGACTAGAACGCATCCAACCGTGGGGAGACATGTGGCGCATCCGGTATACCGACTTGCAAGGCTCGACGCGCTACGCCTTCAAAACCAAGCGAGACCACCCCGACGAGCTGTCGGTGCTCAAGTGGTGGCTTAAATATACAGGAGCAAACCAATGGCAATAACTGCTGAGCGCAGGCTCAAGAAAACTGTGATCGAGTTGCTGCGTGATCCTACCTTCGCCGACATGGCGGGTATCTTCATGCTGGGCACCAAGTCGGTTGTCGAGGATATACCCACTGCTGCGACTGACGGGCGTGATGAGTGGTATGGCCGTGCCTTCGCCGATACGCTGGCTGATAAGGAGCTAGCCTTCGTCGTCGTGCACGAGTCCTACCATAAGATGCTACGCCACCTCACTACGTGGGAGAAGCTGCACAAGGAGGACCCACAGCTGGCTAACATGGCGTGCGACTACGTCATCAACCTAGCCATCACCAAGCGCGACCCAACCGGTGTCATGGTCAAGATGCCGCAGAAGAACGGTAAGCCCATGGGCTTGCTGGATCAGCGGTTCGACAACATGAACGCCAAGCAGGTCTTCGACATCCTTAAGCAGGAGAAGAAGGACGGCAAGGGACCGGGCGGCGAGGGCGGCGATGGTGCTGGCTTAGACGAGCATGACTGGGCCGGTGCCAAGAAGCTGAGCAAGGAGGAGCAGGACGCGCTGGCCAAGGAGGTCGATCAGGCTATCCGGCAGGGACAGATCGCCGCGTCCAAGATGCACGGTGACAAGGCTGGCAACATGGCACGTGAACTGGCTGAGTTGCTCGAGCCCAAGGTAGACTGGCGCGAACTGCTGCGTGAGTTTGTGTCGGCTATCTGTGCTGGGCGTGACCAGTCCTCGTGGCGCAGACCCAACCGGCGCTTCCTCTCGGCAGATATCTACATGCCTAGCCTAGTAAGCGAACGCGTCGGGCATCTGGTTATCGGCATCGACACGTCGGGCTCCATCGGTGGGCCGGAGCTGTCTAGGTTCCTAACCGAGGTTAAGGATATCGCCGAGCGCGTGAACCCTGACAAGGTGGACCTGATCTACTGGGACGCATCGGTGGCTGGGCACGAGGAGTATGACTCGTTCACCCTGCCTACCCTGATCGACAGCACCAAACCCAAGGGTGGTGGAGGCACGGACCCAACCTGTGTCGAGCGCTACCTCGCCGAGAAGAAGATCACGCCCGAGTGCATCATCATGCTGACCGATGGTTATGTCGGCCAGTGGGGTAACTGGGACGTGCCGATCATGTGGTGCATCTGTGGCGGCAACACCGTCACCGCACCGGTCGGCAAGACCATCCACATCAAGGACTAACAACCAAGAAGAAGGAGCAAACCAATGAGCATTTCCAACTCAGCAATGCTGGTCGAGATGAATATCAGCGTATGGACCGGGCAGAAGGTAGACCGAGGAGCTACTATCAGAGTCACCGATGATGCGCGGGCATCGTCCGATGCGGGTCTGTTCCGCAAGAACCTCATGGCGGGCACCACCCTGCGCAAGGAGATCGCAGACTACGCGGCGCTGTGCCGCACGTGGCATAACGGGCGCACCCTGCCGTGGTCCGACAAGGGTACGAGGTTGCTGCCGACCTCGATGTTCTTTGACTATAAGAAGGAGGTCAACGCGCGGCGTGACTACTTTAATAGCAAGGTGGCGCAGTTCCTCATGGAGTATCCCACCCTCATGCTGGCTGCCGAGCGTAGCCTTGGCGATCTGTTCAACCCGGCTGACTACCCGACCGTCGAGGAGGTGCAGTCCAAGTTCGGCTTCAGGCTTGTGTTCTCGCCGGTCGCCGAGGCGGGTGACTTCCGTATTGACGTAGGTAACTCCGAGTTAGCCGAGCTACGTGAGCAGTACGAGTCGGCTTACGAGAGCCGAGTGCAGGAGGCGATGCAGACTGCATGGGACAAGCTGCACGACGTGCTGACTACCATGAGTGAGAAGCTGACCGAGCCCGAGGGTGAGAAGCCCAAGCTGTTCCACGGTACGTTCGTGTCCAACATCACCGACATGTGCAGTCTGCTTACGCACCTGAACATCGCCAACGACCCCAAGCTGGAGATGGCACGGCGCGAGCTTGAGCGGGCTATTGCCAACGTAGACATCACCGATATCCGTGAGGACCCGGGCGTGCGTATTGACCTCAAGGCGCAGGTCGATGCGGTGCTGGGCAAGTATGACTGGTGAGCGGCTATACGTGGTGGAGTGGGAGGACCGCCAACCCGTGCGTGTGATCGAGTGGAACGACTGGTTACGCGTGCCACCACCCGAACGACCGTGGGATACCACCATGATCAAAGCCAAAGACGAGCTCGATGCCTTCGCTAGAGCTGCACGAGGCGAGGACTACTTCGCCGACTATAAAGGAGCAAACTGATGCCTAACATTCTACTGCCGATGGACATGCACAACGTCTTCCGTGAGTGTCCCTACGAGAACCGTGAGTACATGCGCAACACCAACGCCCGCGTGGAGTCCTTCATGCGGCCATTGATCGACGAGCTGGCGCGCAAACGTCCGACGTGGACTTTCGTATCCACCAACCATTCCACAAACTCGGACGGCGATATCTACTACTACTACACTAAGTTCTCCGTGCGTGTGGGCGACGAAGAGATTGGCTGGATCGACAAGGACAGAAGCTGGCGCGACGGGTCGCAATATTATGAGTACGACTGCCGTGCGCTGCGTAAGGCTCGTGAGCGTGGCCACTGCAACAGGACCAAGGACCTCAAGAAAGCAGCCAAGGTCATCACTGGGTCGTTCTGCGAACTCAGCTACGGTGAGCATATGGTTGCTACGCAGAGTGCCATCAGGTCAACGGCGCATCGGATCATGAGCGGTCGCAAATACGACTACGGTCAGTCCGAAACCAAGGCGCGGTCAAGCATCATGGCTTTCCTTCGCGCAAACTGGGACGCCTTCCTAACTACGGTTAGCGACCCGGAGCTGGCTATGCTGCTAGACAAGTATGACACTGCGCGTGACGCCGAGGCTGTGGCTACCAACATTGCGAAGCACGGTGCCTACGTGAAGCTGATGGACGGCAAGTATGTGGTGAACCGTGTAGGGGGCGATGATGTGCACGTCTACACGAGCGATAACCTGCCGGATGACCTGCGTGGTCCTATCGGTGCGCTCAAGATGGTCAATGACAACACCCTGATTCCCGAGATCGGTGTGCGGTCCGAGGACGGGATACTGTACGTTATCCCTACGGTGAAGCACGATGAGTAACACACTAGAACAGTTAGAGAAGGAGTTGCGGCGATGGCCCGGTGTTAATCACCGGGCCGAGCATGCTGGACGGCATCCGCGCCTGTGGGTGGAGTACCGAGGCGAGAAGCGGTTCGTGCCATTCAGTAGCACCAAGGTGGGCCGGTATGGCCTGATGCAAAAGGTTACGCAGTTACGTCGTGTGCTGCGAGAGATGGGAGCTGACAATGACTAGAGGACGACCGAGACTACCCGAGGGCGAGCGCCTCGTGCACGTGAGCCTGCGCCTGCCGCAGTGGCTAGTGGACTGGTATGATGATGGGGCACTCAAGCGCTCCACGCGGATGCGTCGGGTACTGGAAGATTATGCCTGCCCCGATGAGAGGGAAGGTTGACACTGTCTAAATCAGGTATAAAAGTACTCACAAAGAAGGAGCAAACAGTGGCGGCAACCCCTGAAAAGCGGGTGAAGGATAAGGTGGTGGGCATCCTCAAGGATGCGGGTGCCTACTACTTCTTCCCTGCAACGCACGGCTACGGACGTAGCGGTGTGCCCGATATCGTCGCCTGTGTGAACGGGCAGTTCCTTGGCGTCGAGTGCAAGGCCGGGAAGAACAAGCCGACTGCCCTGCAAATCCGTGAGATCGAGAGTATCCGCCATGCCGGTGGTGTGGCGGTCGTCGTCAACGAGGGTAACTGGGACATGCTCCCAGAACTCATCCGCAAGTTGAAGGGAGTTACTCATGCGTAAGTATTTAACTGGGTTCGTCGTCGGTCTGGTTATGGGCACCGTTGTGCCTGCAGCTGCAGCTACCATCGTAGGTGGCACTGGCTACCTGTCTGGCTGGACTGTGACCAAGGATGGGGATGAGGTTTGCTACATGCCTTATGTCTGGACTGCCATCCGCGAGATCGAGTGCGACTGATGCGCGACAACTGGCTGGTGCTGTTCCTGTGCAGCGTGGCGGGCCTCGCCGCGTGGATCGCGCTGACCGCACCCGATGTCGAGGACTTCGAGATAACTGAGGAGGACTGGGGACTATGACCCATTACCATGTGCGTGTTCACTACCGGACCAAGACCAACCCCCGTGCCCGTAAGGTAACGTGGTTCCCGAGCATCGAGGCCCGCAACCAGACCGATGCAGGCAACAAGGCGATCCAGCGGGTCGTGAACCGCAAGAGCAACAGCGGCGTAGTCGAGGTTGAGACGGTAGACGTCCGGGAGTGGGCGTGATGGCCGATCCGTACGTCCACTGGTCGCACAAGGAAGAGAAATACTGGATCAGGGATGGCGATGACATCCTCTGGTTCGATGGTCCGTTAGAAGCCAAGGAAGCCGCACGTATGTTGGAACGTAAGCACACCACACAAGCCGAGCGCGCTGCGGTCGCAGCATGGCTGCGCCGGATCGGTAAGCCCCAGTTGGCTGATGCCATTGAGCGCGAGGAGCATCTCAAGTGAACCCCGCGCTGCGCCACTGGCTGTTCACTAACTTCGGCTGGGACATTTATGATTGGAACCCCGATGACATCAGGTTCTAGCTTCGGGCGCTCCCGCTACCATCTGACTGGTATGCAGGTGGGAGAGACGGCAGCATTCCCTAACCTCGATGCCGCCGGGAAGATGCGCCTGCGTAAGGCAGCGCACAACCACAACGCGCGCACCGATATGTACTTCTCTACCCGCTGCGTTGACGGCGTGATTTACGTGACGAGGATCAGGTGATGCCGGTTATTGTTTATGATTTTGAGACCTTCTACGACAAACACTTCTCCCTGTCGAAGATGACTACGGAGGAATACATCCGTGACGAGCTGTTCGAGGTCATTGGCATTGCCGCGAAGGTGGATGAGGGGGAGACCGAGTGGTTCTCTGGCACCAAGGCGCAAACCAAGAAGTGGCTGGAGCAGTTCCCGTGGGGTGAGGCAGTGGCCGTGGCCCATAACGCCATGTTCGATGCTGCCATCCTTAACTGGCACTTCGACATTCGCCCCAAGATGATCGCCGACACGCTGTCCATGGCGCGGGCGCTTCACGGTACGGAAGTAGGCGGAAGCCTCAAGGCGATGGCCGAGTTCTACGAACTGGGCGTGAAGGGCACCGAGGTGCTGAACGCGCTGGGCAAAGGGCGGCTGGACTTCACGCCGGATGAGCTGGAGCGGTACGGTGAGTACTGCATCAATGACGTGGAGCTGACCTACAAGCTGTTCCAAGCGATGGCCCCGCTGACCCCGAAGCTGGAAGCCAAGCTGATCGACCGGACCATCCGCATGTTCTCCGAGCCTGTGCTGGAGTTGGACACGGACGTACTGAAAGCGCACCTCGCTGCTGTGCAGGAGAAGAAGGCCAAGCTGATGGAGGCGGTCGAGGCGCAGAAGGACGTGCTCATGTCCAACCCGAAGCTGGCCGAGTTACTATCATCGCTAGGAGTCTCTCCGCCCACCAAGATCAGCCCGACCACTGGCAAGAAGACGTGGGCCTTCGGCAAGAACGACGAGGGCTTCAAGGCGCTGCTGGACCACTATGACCCTGCGGTGCAGGCCATTGTCGCTGCCCGCATGGGGGTGAAGTCTACGCTGGAAGAGACGCGCACCGAGCGCTTCATCAAGATCGCCGAGCGCGGGACGCTGCCCGTCCCCCTGCGCTACTACGCTGCCCACACCGGGCGTTGGGGTGGGGACGACAAGGTCAACCTCCAGAACCTGCCCCGCAAGTCGCCGCTCAAGAAAGCTATCCGGGCACCTGATGGCTACGTGTTTATCGACTGTGACTCCTCGCAGATCGAAGCGCGCACCCTTGCGTGGCTGGCCGGGCAGGACGACCTCGTCGAGGCCTTCGACCGGGGTGAGGACGTCTACAAGATCATGGCATCCAGCATCTACGGCGTACCCATCGAGGAGGTGACGGACGCGCAGCGGTTCGTGGGCAAGACCACCATTCTTGGTGCCGGGTACGGTATGGGGGCAATCAAGTTCCAAGCGCAGCTCAAAAACTTCGGTGTCGAGCTACCCGAGCCCGAGTGCCGTTTCATTATCAGTGTGTACCGCCAGACCTACCCTAAAATCCCGCAGCTGTGGGAGGCGGCAGGGCGCGCACTCGAAGCACTGCGGACGCAGCGCACGGCGCAGCTGGGGCGCAAGGACGTGCTCAAGGTGGACCTGCTAGGCATCCGGCTGCCTAACGACATGTACATCCGCTACCCCAACCTGCAGGTGGTCGAGACCAACGGTAAGCAGGAGCTTGTCTACGACACTAAGAAGGGGCGGGCTACTATCACCTCACGCATCTACGGCGGCAAGGTCGTCGAGAATGTCTGCCAAGCGCTGGCGCGCATCGTGATCGGTGAGCAGCTGCTTATGGTCGCACGGCGCTACCGCGTGGTCATGACCGTGCATGACGCTGTGGGGTGTATCGCCCCGGTCGAGGAGGCCGACGAGGCCCGCAAGTTCGTAGAGGACTGCATGCGCATCCGTCCCAAGTGGGCGATGGGACTACCGCTAAACTGCGAGAGCAAGATGGGAGCAAGCTATGGAGGGTGAAGAGCTACATCCTGCGGTCAAGCTACTACTAACCCGCATGCAGAGCCACCCCGACGAGTTCGTGAACGACGTCCGTTGGGGGAGCAAATACCAACCATACAAGACGCATTGGAATGCCACCGAGAAGGGGCTGTTCAACGCTAAGATACGCGAGATACGCATGCACAGCATGCACGAGAGCCTGATGAAGGAGCTACTGAGATGAGTGAGTACAAGTTCACAAAAGACTGGTTCCACTGGGCACCGGAGGTCTGGACGCAGCTGATCCCGATGCTGCCGGAGCGTAAGGCGTTCCTTGAAATCGGCTCTTTCGAGGGCCGAAGCACCGTCTGGATCATCGAGAATATGATGGAAGACGACGGTTTTATCGACTGCATCGACACATGGGAGGGCGGCGAAGAACACGGTTCCGAGGATATGCGAGAGGTTGAGGCGCGGTTCGTGCACAACGCGGAGTTGGCTACTAACGGCATCCCTAAGCACTACGATCAATGGAAAGGGACTTCGGTCAGCCGCTTGGCTGATCTTATAGTGGGTGAGGTGGGTCCGGGCCTAGGTTCCTATGACTTCATCTACATCGACGGCAGCCATGTAGCTAAGGACGTACTCACAGACGCCTGTATGGCTTGGCCACTACTTAAACCGAAGGGCATTATGGTGTTCGACGACTACTTGTGGGGTAACCCGCGTGACGTCCTGCACCGCCCCAAGGCAGCAATTGATGCTTTCACTACGATATTCGCGGAGGAAGCAGAGATCGTCCACGTTGGATATCAACTGGTCGTACGTAAGAAGGCTTAACTATTCAACTGAGGGAGCAAACCCATGCCTACTCTAGGGCCTAAGAAGGGTGAAACTATGCGCCGTATATACGCGGTGCTTCACCGGAACCCTGACCTGACAAGCGCGGAAGTGCGGGCGCACCTACCCGACCTCACCGATTCCGCATTATACTCTGCCCTGAACAAGATGAAGAAAAACGGTGCTGTTGAAGTGCGAGGTAAAAGGCAGCTTAGGTCCGACGGTACCCGCGCAGCTTCCTACGACGTTTACCATGTGAAGTACAAGTCGGGGGCTATCCCCAAGGCTAAGACCAAGCGCAAGGTCAAGGCTAAGGCCAAGGTCAAAGCCGTGCCAGTGGCACCCAAGGTGGAGGTAAGTCGCAACGACTCCGCACAAGAGCTGTTCCGGCTGCAGCAGCATAACCGAATACTCCATGAGCTGACTAGGGAGCTAGCACTTGATCTAGCAACTGCGCGGCTTGATCTGTCAGAGGCGAAGCGCCGCCGTAGCTGGTGGGCCGCAGTAAAGGAGTGGTTCGCGTGACCGATGAGATCAAAGTTAAGACCAAGCGCCCGTCACTGATGATCGCTACCCCCATGTACGGGGGCATGTGTACCGGGCACTACGTGCAGGGTCTGCTGACGACCATGAACAAGATGAGGGAGCTTGGCGTCAACGTTGCGTGGGCACAGATCACCAACGAGAGTCTGATTACGCGTGCACGTAACGAGCTAGCACGAGTGTTCCTAGAGAGCGACAACGATTACCTCATGTTCATCGATGCTGATATCGGTTTCGACGGAGAGGCAATCGCCCGGCTCATGGCGCTAGATGATGACCTCGTGTGCGGCATCTACCCCAAGAAGGAGGTGAACTGGGAGAGCGTGGAGCGCGCTGCTGCCGCAGGTAAGAAGGACCTGTCTGACCATGCCGGGGCATTCGTGTTCAACATGCTCAACGAGCATCACGTCGAGACGGATGAGCGGGGGGCTATCGAAGTGCGGCATGGCGGCACTGGCTTCATGCTTATCCGGCGGGGGGTGTTCGAGCATCTCAAGCCGCACGTGCCGACCTACCGCACGTCCTCGTTCATCAAGCCTGATGGCGAGTACGAGAAGCCACTGACGCACGAATTCTTTGCTACCAGCATCGATGCGAACGGCGCGCTGCTATCAGAGGATTACCACTTCTGCGAGTTATGGCGGAAGCACGGGGGCAAAATCTTCCTGCACCCGTTTATCAAGCTGCAGCACGTAGGCACCTACGTGTTTGGTGGCGACATCCTCAAGAGTGGAGGGAACCTGAAATGAGAGTGAAGAAGCTACAGCGTGGGTACACCGCCTACTTGTCCGACCATGAATATGCTATCCTGCAACGCATGGCCGAACGGTTTAACATCGACGAAGAGTGGAAGAATATGCCCGGTGGGCAGCGGCGCTCATGGGGGCGGCGCATCCGCCACGGGAGCTTTCTTCGCGTAGATGAGGACACACGGAAATGGTAGAAGAGCCAGTAGTTGAGTATGCTGTTGCCGACTATGCAGCTGCAGCTGCTGAGCTACTGGAGACCTTCGCAGCACAGCTGCGTAGCGGCGTAAGCGTCCAAGACATAGGACCATACGTTGTACTTATCGGGCGGCTGATGGCCCGCAGAACGTGAAGGGGGTATTATGAACATCGTCATGATTATCGTAGTTTTCTTCACTGGATTCTCACTCGGTTATATTGCCGGGCGTGTGTCTGGGTATATTGACGCGAAGCCCAAACGCGATAAAACTGGTCGTTTCGTCAGGGAGGATTAAGCACGTGGCGGCGTGGTCGTATTCAGCAATCAAGACCTTTGAGCAGTGCCCTAAGAAGTACTTCCACCTCAAGGTGGCTAAGGACGTAAAGGACGAGCCGGGGGAAGCTGCTGACTACGGCACCGCCGTCCACCTTGCAGCTGAGGAGTTTATCCGAGACGGCACGCCGATTCCCGAGAAGTTTGCCTACATCCGCCCGGTGGTAGAGCGCCTCGCTGCTATCCCGGGCGACAAGCACGCCGAGCTCAAGCTGGGAGTACGCAAGGCTAACGGGAGTTACGAACCCTGCGGCTTCTTCGACAAGGACGTGTGGTGGCGGGGCATCGCCGACCTGCTGATCGTCAACGGGCACAAGGCATGGTGCATCGACTACAAGACTGGGAAGTCTGCGCGCTATGCAGATACTAAGCAGCTAGACCTGTTGGCCGGTGCGGTGTTTACGCACTTCCCCGAGGTAGTGACGGTCAAGTCGTCACTTATCTACGTCGTTAGTGGGGAGCTGATCCCCAAGACGCATGTGATTACCGAGAAGAGCAGGTACCTTTCAGTCTTCGACGAGCAGCTGGATCACCTCGACGCCGCCATGGAAAATGGTGTATGGAATGCGAAGTCCAGCCCACTGTGCGGCTGGTGTCCGGTGACTAGCTGCGAACACTGGAAGCCGAGGAGGAAGTGATGGCCCGCAATTACCGCGCCGAGTACGATAAGTACCAAGGCAAGCCCGAGCAGATCAAGAAGCGCGCCGCGCGCAATGCTGCACGTGCGAAGCTGATGAAGGCGGGGAAGGTCAAGAAAGGCGACGGCAAGGACGTCGCGCATGTCAAAGCCTTCGACAAGGGGGGCAACAACGGCACCGGGCTGCGAGTCGAGAGCAAGTCGGCCAACCGCTCGTTCAAGCGTGACAGCAAGGGCAACCTCGTTTCGGAGACCAGTAAGCGCGAACGCAAGCGCAAGTAATCAACCTCAAGGAGCAAACGTGAGGATCATCGACAACAAAGCTCTCCTGTTGGAGACGCCTGACCCGTCCGTGGTGATGGGTGCAATCAAGAAGAGCGCGCTGACAGACGCAGGGGTTCTGGTTCACTGGGGGCACAACGAGGCCGAGCAGCTAGCTAAACTACATACCGACGTGCCGTCGCCAATGCTGCGGGACTACAAGTGGACTGGCAAGCACACGCCGTTTGACCATCAGAAAGAGACTGCCTCGTTCCTATCCATCCGCAAGCGCGCCTTCTGCTTCAACGAGCAGGGCACCGGCAAGACGGCCAGCGTGATCTGGTCTGCTGATTACCTGATGAAGAAGGGGCTGGTTAAGCGCGTACTGGTGCTGTGCCCGCTCTCGATCATGAAGTCGGCGTGGCAGAAAGACTTGTTCACTTTCGCTATGCACCGGTCATGTGGCGTGGCGCATGGCGCGGCAGCGCAGCGCAAGAAGGTCATCGCCTCTGGTGTGGAGTTCGTCGTCATCAACTTTGACGGGTTAGCTGTCGTGGCGGACGAGGTGGCAGCGGGCGGCTTTGACCTGATCGTGGTGGACGAGGCCAACGCCTACAAGAACGCGCAGACCAACCGCTGGAAGGTGCTGAACAAGCTGCTCAAGGCGACGGACCCCCGGTTGTGGATGCTTACTGGTACGCCAGCGGCGCAGTCGCCTGTCGATGCCTACGGCCTCGCTAGGCTGGTCAACCCGGAGGGGTGCCCCAAGTACTTCACCGAGTTCCGCGCAACAGTGCTGACCAAGGTCACTACGTTCAAGTGGGTGCCGAAGCCAAGCGCTCCTGCCTACGTGCATAGAGTGCTTCAGCCTGCGATTCGCTTCGAGAAGAAGGACTGCCTTGATCTGCCCGAGGTTACGCACGTGGACCGTGAAGCGCCACTGACTCCGCAGCAGATGAAGTACTACAAGCTGCTCCGTGACGAGATGATTATGGAAGCAGCAGGCGAAGAAGTCAGTGCGGTCAACGCCGCCACGAAGCTCAACAAGCTGCTTCAGATTAGCGGAGGCGCGGTCTACACGGATACTGGCGAGGTGCTGGAGTTCGACGTGTCGAACCGGCTCAACGTGGTGCTGGAGGTCATTGAGGAAGCCAGCCACAAGGTGCTGGTCTTTGTTCCCTTCACGCACACCATCGAGCTGCTCCGGGCACGGCTGGAGAAGGAAGGCATCTCGTGCGGTGTCATCAATGGTCAAGTGTCGGTCAACAAGCGCAGCGAGCTGGTGGATCGGTTCCAGACTGCCAAAGACCCGCACGTGCTTATCATTCAGCCACAGGCTGCCTCGCACGGCCTTACCCTAACGGCAGCAGACACAGTTATCTGGTACGCCCCTACTACTAGCGTGGAGACCTACCTGCAGGCCAACGCCCGCATCAACCGTCCGGGCCAGAAGAACGCCATGACGATTGTGCATATCAAGGGCAGTCCAGCGGAGGAGCGGCTGTACACGATGCTACAGGACAACATCGGCCACCACGAGAAGCTGATCGACCTGTACCGTGATGTGCTGACCGCGTAGCTATTGACACTGTATAAAACCTACTTTACCGTTCACCCACCAACCAAAAGGAGCAAGCTATGGAAGGTGATACTATGCCTGCCGACAAGCTCGTGAGGGTCTACCGGAAAATCCGGGACGCCATCAACGAGAAGGAGGAGGCCCACAAGACTGAGATAGCAGAACTAAGAGCGCAGCTCGACGTCGTCGGTGTCAAGCTGCTGGAAATCTGCAACACACAGAACATGGATAGCCTGCGCACCCCCGAGGGGACCGCAACGCGCCGTGCTGTGACCCGCTACTGGACCAACGATTGGGAAGCCATGTACGGCTTCATCAAGGACCACGACGCGCCATTCCTGCTGGAGCAGCGCATTCACAATGGGAACATGAAGCAGTTTCTGGAGGAGAACCCCGAGACGCTGCCGATTGGACTGAACGCCGACACCAAGTACGTCATTAGCGTACGCAAGCCTACCAACAAGTGAGAGAGACTATGAGCAACCTTGCAATCTTCAAGAACCCCGGCGCTGTCGCCGCCTCCGCCCTGCCGCCCTCGAAGCTGGGTCAGCAGATCGCTGAAAACTCTGCGGGCGGCTACAACCGCATCGCCACCAACACCAACGGCACCTTCAAGCGCATCATCAATGGTGAGCAGGTAGGTAAGGCCATCCGGGGTGAGTTCAACGCCATCATCGTGGACATGCTGGAGAAGCCGAGCCGCGAGTACTACGCAGGTCAGTACGACCCCGATGCCAAGGGCACTCTTCCCGACTGCTACTCGCTGCTGGGCGACAAGCCGGAAGCCAAGGCTGGCAATCGTCAGGCGGCAAACTGCGCCAGCTGCCCCAAGAATATCGACGGTTCGGGTCAGAACGGCAAGGGCAAGGCATGCCGCTTCAAGCGCAAGATCGCCCTACTGCTCGAAGGTGACACTTCGGGTGAGGTCTATCAGTTCAACGTGCCCGCGAAGAGCCTGTTCGGTAAGGGCAGCGGTTCGACGCACCCGTTCGAGAGCTACTGCCGCTTCCTCGTGAACAACGGAGCTGCGCCTGACCGCGTGGTAACTACCATCGCATACAACCTCGACGCAGAGACCATGGAGCTCAACTTCACTCCGGACCGCTTCATCAATGAGGATGAGCTGGAGCTGGTCGAACGTGCACAGGCTAACCCCCTGACGCGCCGCCTGATCCAGATCAGCGCAGGTGAGACGGAGAAGCCCAAGGCGCTGCCGAAGGCCGAGGAGCCCGAGGAAGAAGCTCCGGCGATCAAGCCCGCCGCTGTTGCCAAGAAAGCCAACAAGTGGGAAGACGACGAGGACGAAGACGAAGCCCCGAAGGCTGAACCCGCCAAGCGCGCCACCAAGAAGGAAGAAGCTCCGAAGCTGAGCGCCGACATCGGTTCGCTGGTTAACTCGTGGGCAGATGACGAGGATGAAGAATGAGCCACGGGTATACTCTGCGCATTCGTGACTTGAACGCGAAGGCCAATAAGCGCAAGCTAGGCGTTCGTCTGGGGCGTCTGTGCATCAAGCACGACGTTCCGGTCACGGTAGTCGCGCAGCGTATGGGTGTGACAAGGGCTACGGTGTATAACTGGTTCTGCGGGATTTCGGTCCCGCAGGCCAGCGCCGTCTCCCTGATCGAGTCCTATATCGCTAGTCTGGAGAGCAACGCTGCTTAACGCAGTGTGCAGACGTGTGTAGTTTTTGGGGGTAGGTGCGCCTGCCCTCGTGGAGGGTTATCGCGCCATGGAGGGTTTTGATCTATTGTCAGCGGTACGGCCAGCGGGAGGCTGGTATGCCGTTGTCGGGATCACAGAGCACAGCAAAAAACAAGAGTTAGTCGAGACACGTGAGGAGCTGGATGAGTGGGCGCAGCATTTCGTGCGCCAGAAGAAGAACGTATTTTTTGGGCTGGCTAGTTACAAGGACGGCACCTCCCGTGCCCAACACAACGTACTGGCACTCAAGTCGTTCTGGCTTGATATCGACTGCGGCCCCAACAAGGACTACCCTACGCAAGCAGAGGGGTTCGCCGCACTTCAGAAGTTCTGCAAGACCGTAGGTCTGCCCAAGCCGATCATCGTCAACTCAGGGCGCGGGTTCCACGTATACTGGGCGCTCGAAGAAGAGTGCACTCGCGAGGAATGGGAGCCAGTCGCAGCGCGCCTCAAGGAAGTGTGCAAGGCGCAGGACTTCCGGGTGGACAACAACTGCTTTGAGGCAGCGCGCATCCTGCGCATCCCCGGCACCTACAACTTCAAGGACGACCCGGCACCGCAGGTTACTGTGATGTCTATCGGCAAGCCCGTGACGCTGGAGTTTATGCGGGATACGCTGGGCGTCAAACAACGTGCGGCTCTGCCCGTGCCGGGGCCACGGCAGCCGCTTAGCCCACTGGGGCAGATGCTTCAGAACAGTATCAACACGCGCTTCTCCAAGATCATGCAGCGTGGCGAGGACGGGTGTATGCAGCTGCTATCCTGCTACCGGGAGCAAGCTGACCTCTCCGAGCCGCGCTGGTTCAACGCGCTGTCCATCGCCAAGTTCTGTTCTGACCGGGATAAGGCCGTACACAAGATGTCGGCGGAGCACCCGGACTACGATCCGATCAAGACCGAGCAGAAGCTCAAGCACATCGTCGGGCCGCACACCTGTGCGGAGTTCGAGAAGAACAACCCGGGCGTGTGCGCAGGCTGCCCACACTTCGGGAAGATTAAGTCCCCTATCTCGCTGGGCAAGGAGCTGGCGGAGGCGAAGGGTAAGGACAACGTCATCGAGCAGGAGAGCGCGGCTGGCGTCAAGAATATCTACCGCATCCCGGAGTACCCCTTCCCCTACGCACGTGGGAAGGAGGGGGGCATCTGGCGCAAGCCCATGTCGGATGCCGAGGAAGCCGAGCCGATACTGGTCTACCCCTACGACTTCTATATCGTGAAGCTGATGGAGGACCCGGCGGATGGCGGCAAGGTGCTGTTCCGACTGCACACCCCCAACAACGGCGTCAGGGAGTTCTCACTTACGACCGCTACGGTCATGGCACCGGATGAGCTGCGCAAGGCGCTGGCCGCGCGCAACATAGTGTCCGTCAAGAAGAAGTTCGAGCTGCTGGTAGACTACGTGATTAAGTCATTCGAGAACATCTACGAAACTAACAAGGTGGAGCAAATGCGTAATCAGTTCGGTTGGGTCGATAACGACAGTAAGTTTATTCTGGGCGACCGCGAGATCAGCGTCGAAGGTACTTACCACAGCCCGCCCTCTTCTGCGACCAAGGCACTTGCAGAGTATACCGTCCCGGTAGGCAGTCTTGAGAAGTGGAAGGAAGTATTCAACCTCTACGGGCGTAAGGGACTGGAGGCGTCGGCCTTCGCTGCGGCCACCGCATTCGGTGCACCCCTGCTGCGCTTCTCCGGTCAGCGTGGCGCGATCATCAACCTCGTCAACACGCACTCGGGTACGGGCAAGACCACCGTCCTGCATATGTGCAACTCGGTGTGGGGTAACCCGGAGAAGCTCTGCGCGAAGAAGGACGACACCTTCAACTCCAAGGTCTTCAAGCTGGGCGTTCTCTGTAACCTCCCGGTTACCTTCGACGAGATGTCGAACACGGAACCCAAGCAACTCAGCGAGCTTGCCTACCTCATTACGCAGGGCACCGGCAAAGACCGCATGAAGGCATCGTCGAACGAGCTGCGGGTCAACCTTACCTCGTGGCAGACCATCGCCCTGTGCTCGTCCAACCACTCGTTCTACGAAAAGCTGGAGATACTCAAGAACAGCCCGCAGGGTGAGATGATGCGCATCATCGAGTACTCACTGGACTACAGTAATGCCATCGACACCGAGACCGGCAAGCAGATGTTTGACCATCAGCTGCTGGAGAACTACGGGCACGCCGGGGAAATCTACGCGCGTTACCTGCTCGCTGAGTACGACAAGGTACGCAGCATCTACATGGGCATGCAGGCGCGGCTGGACGAGCACCTCAAGCTCACGCAGCGTGAGCGCTTCTGGTCGGCTACCGTAGCTGCCAACCTAACCGGCATCTACATCGCGCGTCACCTCGAACTATGCGACTGGGACCTTGGCGCGATCTTCAAGTGGGCTTGCAAGATGATTACTAACCTGCGCACGTCGGTCGCGCCGCCGCCAGATGGCGACAAGCAAATCCTCGGTGACTTCCTCGTAGGCCGCGTGGATAACATCCTGATCGTCAAGGACGGCGCTGACCGTCGCACCAAGATGGAAGAGCTGCCGCTGCTGGAGCCGCGCCGCGAGCTCATGATCCGCTACGAGCCAGATACCAGCAAGGTCTTCGTCACTTGCGCATCGTTCCGACAGTACTGCGCATCACGTAACATCGGTTACCGGGAGACGCTCAACAAACTCAAGAAGACCGGTATGTTCATCGGGTCTGCCCCGAAGCGCATGGGTAAGGGGATGAAGTTCAACCCGCCTCCGGTGCAGGCACTTGAGTTTGACGCCACGCACCCCGACTTCGTGTCGATGGACGGCTTCGTTCCGAAGGAGGAAGAGCTTGAAGGTAGCGGGGGTTGACTACGAGGTTAACTGGCGGGCCTTCACCAAGGGCAAGTCGCTGTTCTTCCCGTGCCTCGACCCGAAAGCGGCGTGGCGCGAGCTCCGCCCGACCCTGCGCAGACTGAAGCTAAATGTAGTTCACAAGAGCGTAGTGGACCCCAAATCTGGTATTAGGGGTTTACGTATTTGGCGGACGTGATAAGACGTCCTTGGAAGTTTGCTCCTTCCATGGTTGAACACCTTGTACCCCCACCGGTACCCTCCCCGGTGGGGGTATTTTTATTTGGGCCTGAAGGCCTCTGCCGACTTGAGCTCTTGCTGCGGCGACTTCTTACTAATCAGCATACCCTCCATGGTGCGCGCTTCGCGCTCAGTGCGGCCCTTGAGCGACCGCTCAATCGTATCCATGGTTATGAGGAAGTCAGGGTCCGGGTAAGTGCGGTTGAACGGCACGACGGTCTCGGTCCAGAACTTCTTGAAGTCTGCTTGCGTAGCAATCTCTCCAGAGTCGAGCTTGCGCTCCAACTCGTCAAGGATATCGACCCGCTCACCCTTGATCCGGTTCTCGTTCTTCTTGGCAGTGATGTAGTAGTCCTGCCAGCGGGCAAGCCGCGCAGAGCGCGCCCCAAGGATCGAGCGGGCGACGTCGCCCCCGCTAATGTCTTCCTTCGGAATGATGGTGTCACCCTTGCGGGTTTTAACACCTTCGACCTCACTGTAGTAGGCATTAACCGGCGCACGGAAGAACGCGGGCAGCAGCTTCTTGAGGGCTGCGCTGGTGTTCTCGTTCTCGATGTCTTCCCACGCCTTGAGCATCTGCGAGACCATGCTGAACCCGGCGACGTTAGCGATAATGGCACTGATTGCCGTGCTCTCAAGGCTGTCACCTGCGATAGGCTCGCGGTACCACATGTTCACGAGGTCGAGCGACAGGGTGCTGGATAGCTCAGTATCCGTCATGGCCCCCGGCACACCACCAATCACGACGTCCGCAAAGTCTACGTCGCCCTTCTCCGACGTGCCCAGATGCTCCATGATCCAACGCCGGAACATGATGTCGGCATCGTAGGCAGTGCGCGGGTCAATCCCCATCAGCTTACGCACGTCGTCATCGTCTTCTTGATCGAAACCTTCGGCGAGGGCCTGCGCCAAGATGGTGTAGAAGGGCATCGCGGTGAGACCGCCAAGCAGCCCCGCCATCATGATGACGCCTGAGAACTCCTTGAGCGCACCCCCGATGTAGGCAGTATCTGCCTCGGTCATCTTGCCCCGACCCGTAGCCTGACGCGCTGCGCCGCGAAGCGGGGCACCGATGATGTCGCGGAACGCGCCCACCATGAACTTGGTCTGGAGGATCGGGTGCATCTTGAACAGGAAGAAGGCACGAGTGACTTCGCCCTTGGCGATACGCGGGCGTTCCCAGTCAGCGAAGTTACCGATGGTGTCGTCCACGATGCGCAGAGCCTTCTGCAGAGCCCGCTCGCGGCGCTCCTCCAGCGGCATGCTGGGGTTCTCCTTGGCCTGCTTCTTCATCTCCAGCTCAAAGGCCATGTAGTAAGTGGCCTGCCGCGAGATGTTCTCCGTACCCGTGAAGAGGAAGCTCATCACCTTACCAACGTTCGCCTGCAGGTCTTGCAGCTTACCAGTGATGTTCCCCTTAGCTGTCAGCGGATGAGCGCGCTCGTTATGCACCATGGTGTCGGCGGTGGTCATCAGGATACCACGCTCGGTGCCAGCCTTAAGCGCCCACTGCAGGTCATCACTGTTCTTCACGAAGTTGGACCCGTTGACGTTAGGCATGACGGCATCGAGGTAGTCCCCAAAACGCATATTAGTGCGTTCGAGCTTCACCCGGCCAAGACTGTCCCACATCTTCATGTACTTGAGCCACATCGCAGTGCCTTCGGCGTAGCCATACTCGCGCCAGAAGCGCGGCACGACGCGCACGGGGATGTTGGCGAAGTTGGTCAACGCAGTCTTGGCTGACGTCAGGAAGTAGTAGAACGAGAAGCGGTTGAGGGCGTTTACGAACGTACGCATCGCACCGAGAGGTGGCGGGTTCAGTTCCTCCTCGGCACGCAGCTCCAACTCGCGGGCAAAGTCACCCAGCATGAGCTTCTCACTAACTGGGCGCTCTGGATCATCAATGGTGTCCTTGATCGCTTTGGTCGCTGTCCGGACGCGGCCAGCATAGGCCAGCTTGGTCAGCTCGTTTGCATTCGTGACGAGCTGGTTCTGGAAGTTCGCAAGCGTATCCGTCGAGAAACCTGCAATCTGCTTGGCATGCATGAAGTGGCGACGCGCTGACCGTTCGGGGGTAGTCATGAGCCACGTCTGGTAGATTTCATCCATCAGCTGACGCATGTCGAGGTCACCGGACTTATTGTAGTCGTCGCGTGCCTTACCCACGATGTCGAAGACGCGCTGCATCAAGGCGTCGCTCTCGCGCAGGGTGTTCTGCAGCTCACCGATGTCGTTACCAGCCTCAAAGACTGCGCTGCTCTCGGCGTCTTCCTTAAGCTGCTTAGCCAGCTTGCGGCGACCCGCTGCCAACTCGCGGGCGCTCTCAAAGACGTAGAACTGTTCCTCGCGGCCCTTCGACAGGTCCTCCTTGACGCGCAGCCAATACTGGCCATCGCGCAGCATCGGGAAGTACTCCTTGTCGAATAGGTCGGAGTCGAGGTCCCAGAACAGATCACCGGCCTTCTGCCGCTCGGTAGGCGACTGGAGCTCACGCATCATTCGGGCACGGATGTCGCGGATACGGGTAGCCTGCTCCTTGCCCAGACCGCGCTCGATACGCTCGTCAAGCAGCGCCTGCCGCGCCTCAAGGATTTTCTTGTGGTACTCGCGCTCCGCCTCGTAAAGTTCGAGGCCACCCTTCTGCTTAGCCAGCTCTGCCTTAGCGGCATAGCTGTCGCGGATGCGCTGCGTCACCGCAGCCAGCTGCTTGACCTTGAGCAGCACCTTGTCCGCATCGACCGCGATCTTGGATAGCTCGTTGGCCTTAACACGCAGTGGAGTGGATAGAGTGACCTTGTCCTTAAGCACCGAGGTGCCGTCCGACTGCTTAGCAGCCTGCTCCTTGACCGCGTCGAGCAGCTTGCGCGTCTCTGCCTTGTTGTTTGAGTTCGATAGCAGTTCGCCCTCAATGGCCTTGACCAGCCGGTGCTTGGTTAGCGCTTCGGCCTGCGTATCGAACGCGAGGAAGTCGATCTCGTTAATACGGTTGGTGAACTGAGCGCGAGCAAGAGCCTGAGTCCCGTATTTGCGCACGAAGTCGGTCATGTCGCGGACGGTGTCATCACCCGCAGCCAATAGGTTAACCCGCAGACCGTTCATCTTGCGCACGGTGTCAACGAGAACTTCTGCAACTTCGTATACAACCGGCGACTTACGCTGGAGCCAGCCCGTGATACCTGAGGTCGGCATCGACATGAGCGCCTTCTGACGCATCGGAGACGAGGTGTCCTCCGCGAAAGCGATTGCGTCGCGCAGCTTCGAAGTGTTCTCGGTAGCTTCCTCGATACCATCCACCATGCCGTAAACGCTCATGGTGTCTTCCACGCGGCGGCGACCCGCGCTCAGCCCGGCGGCTGCATCGACGACCTTCTTGTTCTTCTTGCGGGAGTACTTGGCGGTGAGTTCGACGTCTTCGTCTTGGAATACGACGTAGTTGTAGCCCGGCGCAGCCGCAATCATACCCCGTGAGTTGCCGTCGAGGTACTTGTTGCCCCGAACGCCAGCAGCAAGCAGTGCAAGCGATGCCTGCTTGGCATCACCCATAAACTCTTCGGTGAGCAGCTGGTACATCTGACCACCACTGAGGTCGAGTCGAAGCGCGCGAGGCATGGTCATCAGGTCCAAGGCTTTTTGGAACGTAGACCGGGGGGTGAAGCCCAACGACTTCATGGCCTCAATTACCTTCGGCGACTGCTTGCTTAGGGGTTTATCCCACAGCAACCAAGAGTCATCGTCGGGCTTCAACTCTACATTATAGAGCTTACCTGAACTCTTACGCGTGACCTTCAGATTACCGAGTTTATTGAGGATTTCGAGTTCCGTGATCGTGCTGCGCAGTACCGATGTTAGCTCCTTCATGCGGCGTGCATCACGCTTACGCTCGGCCTCGTTCAGTTCATCTTGGAATGAGTAGGCGGCATCGAGCAGGTCCTTAGCCACGTGCTCAAGCTCAGTCGGCTCACTCCCCGAGAACTGGGAATTGATTGTAACGGCTACATCAATCTTCTGCATTAGCCCCGGCACATCAAGGGGGTCAGCGCCCACTGCTGCAGCTGCAGCCTTAACCTGATCGCGCAGCGACTTCCCGTCAGCAACGAGCTCCGTATCGCTCAGTCGATCACGGTAGAAGCGTTCAGCAATCTGCTTGGTGTCGGTGAAGTAGAGGCCCCAGCCAAAGATTTGTGCGCCTTCGCCAGTACCGATCTTCTCGGTGGTGAACTTATCGAAGTCGTGCGGTGAGCCGTGCCACGCAGTTACGTAGCGCAGGCCCTTGACGATGGTGCTCTCGGTATCACCCTTGACGACCTTGTCGTGGGCCATGGACAGGATGGCAGCAACATCGCCATCGCTGATCTTGAGGTTGATCCCCATGCGCCGTGCGAAGTTACGCACGATAGCAGCCACCTTCTGGAACAAGGTGCGGTCGAGCTGCCCCTTCTCGGAGCGCTCGGCGAGGACTTCCTCGATTGCACGTGCCAGCGGGTTCTTGTCGTTCTTATAGGCGTCAGGGTTCTCAGCGCGCCACTTGTCGGTGTCGGCCTTAAGTTGCGCATTGCCCCGGTACATGGTAACCAGAGCGTTATCGAGATTGTTACGGAAGAGCTTTTCAAGTCCCGTATGGCCCAGCGCTTCGTGGAACAGGACCGCCTTGGCGTCCTCCATGCTGAGCAGGTTGTCAGCGAGCAGGTAGATGGTGCCATCGGGAGCAACGAGGCCGTTAGCTCCCTCTGCTTTGTCGCGCTTGATCGCCCGGCGCAGCTTGGCGTCAGGGATGTCATCGACAGATGCAACGACCTTGACCGGGTTAGTGCTCTTCCACTGCGACGTGATCTTATCGACCATCGCCTGCACGGCAGCGACGTCTACGACCTTAGGCGGCCCACCCGGCTGCTTCTCCGCGCCCTTACGGTACTTTTGTACCTTCGACTCCTTAAGGTCGATCTTGGCTTCGCGGGCTTCCTTCTTGGCTTCACGCTGCGTTGCCGACACGGGAGACCCGACCTGCGCCTTTTCGCTTAGCTCCTTCGGGAGAAAGAACTCGTTAGCCGGATCGCGCGAGTATTGCTTAGGATTAATCTCCCCTTCCGCCTCAATATTAGAAACGCGATACTTCTCAAGATCACGAGTCGGAACATCAACATAGACGACCTTCGCGCCTTCGCCTGCGTCTTTTAGGTACCAGTCGATTTGGGCTTTGCTATCAGCACGGGTAAACCAGCGCCCAGCAGCGGTACCGGCGGGAGACGCTTTGTACGCCTCCTCAAGCCACGGAGACATAACCCCAGTACGTGCTTGAACACGCGCGAGACGAGTGGTTCCAGACAGTACATCCTGCGCTTCTTTGAGGCGTGTCTTAGCGCCGACCTTCTCGTCCTGCCGCATCTCGACCATCGACTTGAGCTTGGCCCGTGCCGGGTTGAGGAGGCTGTTCTTGACGGCGGCAGCGAGGCGGTCATTGGCCTCCACGGCGGCAGCGGTAGCTGCGTCCCGCTCTTCTGCGGTAGCGTTGTTGGCCGCGCTGGCGGCGTCGATGGCTTCCTTCTCCAACTTGGCGATAGCGTCGGGGATCATCCGCTCGCCGTTGGGCGACGGACGGTAAGCATTCGGGCGTTGCAGGCGCTGGAGGAGCTCTGACCGCTGCAGGTTATCAATCAGACCCGCTTCACGTGCAGCATCCACCTCAGCAGTGAAGTCCTGCACCATGCGCGTGGCAACCGTAGGGTACTTCTGCTCGCCCGACTCGCGCTCTTCGATCTCCTCAATCCCAGCCGGAGCAGGCGGGGTATAGGGAGTGAGCTCTTCCATGCGCTCGTACACGGCGTCGGAGAAGTCCTGCCGTGTCTTTGCCTGCAGCACCAGCTCAGGCTTCTTGCCCAGCTGGGTCTCAGCTACGAGCTTATACGGCGCGTTGGTGTCTTCCGGCTCGTAGAGCACCTTGTAGACGGCGTTCTCCGGAGCCTTGGCGCGCAGGATGGACTGGATGAAGTCCAGATGCCGCTGCCGCTGCCCTGCTTCACGCTCGTTAATAGCCAGCGCACGCTCGGTACCCGCCTCAAACTCAGCGGCAGCCTGTTCCTGACGGGCAAGCCGTTCTTCCTCGGAGGCAAACCGCAGCTCGTTATACTTGTCACGCTTCAGCGCTTCACCCGGCGCAGCCTGCACAGGGAGGTCAAAGCCAAGGGATGCGGTCTGGGTGTCCTTGGGACGGCGACCACGCGAGTACTTGGGTTGGTAACCTACATCCTCTCCACGAGCTACGGCTCGCAGGGTCTCAAGATCGCCGCCACGATTGACGTATTCGTCGAGTGCATCCTGATCGTCGAGGATAGCATTAGCACGCTCAGGGGTAAGATCGCCCCCGGTGGGGTACGTCGGCGGATTAGCGAAAGCGTCGGAAGCTGAGGGGGTTGGGGGAGCTTTGCTCGCAGCAAGCTCATTAATAGTAGCCGCCTCCTTGGCGAAAAACTGCTGCACAATAGGGCCAAGGTCGCTAACAGCAACCGTATCCAACTGCCCATTAGCGCTGAGGTCAAGCATCTTTGACGCTATCGTATTAACCAATGGCGCTGGTGCTTTGACCCCCCGAGCACTTAGGGAGCCATACATATTAAGTGCGCTCTTGATCGAGGCGTCTTCGAGCTCTGCCTCGTTCGGACGTACGCCGCCCAACTGCTCCTTAATCTGTGCCTGCGGCGTGATAGTTTTTAGCGGAGGGATGACACTCGGTGCAGGGGGCGTGCTCGGTGCGGTGCCAGCCTCTGCCGCGCGCAGGCGGTCCATAGCGGCCTGCTCTTCAACATCCACCGGGGGCGGCGCACCAATGTCGGGCTCGACGATGGGCTCAACACCAGCAGTGCGTTCTTCACGGGCCTTCTGCTTCGCTTCGGCTTCTTCCGCAGCGGCTCGTGCAGCGGCTTCCTTCTGGAACTGTGCGTTGCGGACGATGGTACGCGCGGTCTCTTCGTCGAACCCTAGGTCCGTGAAGCGCTTGGTTAGCTCGTTAGCAACCTCTTCCTCTGC